GAATTTCCTCTACCAGTGCTAATAATTTAGATATTGTTGGTGGCTTTGATTTAGAAATTGTAACTTTATAATGGATTGGAGAATGGAAAATGAGTGAAAACGTATTTGTTAAAAGTGGTCGGGTTACTAATCTAATTCCTGATGGTACTTCAACAACCCTAACAGGTAACTGGATGTATAAAGATGCTCCTAAGAGTGCGATCCAAGTAGTTGCCGATGCGGCTGCTACGGTGGTGCTTGAAGTGAGTAATGATGGTGTAAATGCTGTAGCAACCGCGCTAGGTACTGTTACTCTAGCTGCTGCTGGTAGTGATGGGTTTACTACAGATGCTCCTTGGAAATATATTCGTGCTCGTGTCACCGCTAATAGTGGCACTGTAACTGTTACAATGAGTGTATAATGACTATTACAACTAATGGAGCTGTAACAGGGGTTATTCAGGCGGACCAAGCCGCATGGCTTGCATCCTCGGTGTCAAGGTATGGGATGCCGAGCGGCGGCGTCTATCTTGGCGCGGCTTTCCCAAAGAAAACCAGAGCAGGCACATACGGGCGCAAGGTAGCGAGTTGGGCCAATGCCCTGCAAAACTCGGCCGGCACCACATCGTTCGTGAGCGGCGATCTGCCGACTTACGCAGACTCGTCGACGCGGGTTGTTCGGATCGACCAGAACGCAGTCACGTCATTTGCACAGTATTCGTGCGACGGGTCGCAGGCTTACATGCCGAAGGGCACAACCACCGGGACGGGGTTCACGGCGGGCGTGTGGGTGAAGAACCCAGGCGCAAGAACGCTGTCGTTTCAACTGCAATTCTTCAACGTCGCGGCGAATAAGAACATCCGATGGAACGGCGCGATAGAGGCTGGCACAGGGTGGCAGTTCATCACCTTTTCACCGTCGCAGTTTGTGAACGGCGGCGCATGGACGTTCGGCACTGATGCAGTTTCCCTAATCCGTGTTGCCCAGATCGACAACGGCGCAGAGGGAGCCTGGTTGTCTGGTGAATATCTGCTGTTCGGTAACGTCTACGTCGACGTGGCGGCCCGCCCCAAGTTCTTGCTGACGTTTGACGACGGTTATTCGTCGCAGAGCGCAAGAACCCCAGGGCTCACATCGAAGGTATCTGGCAGCGCGCACGTATCGAGCACGCTTACAAACGTGCTGACCACGGCAACGAATCACGCGCTGGTGGTCGGCGAGCCCTTGGTATTCACTGAAACTGCGCCGACAAGCCTCACGACCGGCACGACCTACTACGTGCAGACGACGCCCGCAGCAAACACGTTCACCCTGGCGACAGACGCGGCGCTGTCAACGACAGCAACGACCACGGGATTTGCCGGCACGGCGAAGTATCAGTACGGCGGCAGCCAGTCGCGCAGCGTGCAAGACCTTGTGGAGTCTTACGGTTTCCGTGGGTCGCTGTTCATCGTTCCGCTGTGGCTGGGGTCATCTGGTCAATACGCCTATGGTGGCACGGTTAACACGTTCATGACTGCGGCCGACGTGCAGCAGATGTGGGCTGACGGTTGGGCTGTCGGGTCGCACAGCTACACGCACCCGAGCAACAACGAATCGGCGGGCTTGCGGCTTCTTGGGCCTTATGGCTATTACCTGAGCAACACGTTCGATAACCTGCCGGCGCAGTACCTGACGAACTGGAGCATCACGGCGGGGAAAGGTAGACGCCGAGTCACAGCGGGTACGCAAGCCAGCCCAAGCGTATTCACGACAGAGAACGCGCACCAGTTCCTGATAAATCAGCCGATTGTTTTTACGGATGTCGCGCCGACCGGCTGCACGCTGGGCACGACGTATTACGTTCGGACTTCCCCAAGCACGACGACATTTACCCTGGCGACGGATCAGGGGACGCTGACGAGTGCAGTCAACAACACGACCGGCGCATTTTCAGGGACGTGCAATTACAGGCATCCGGGCAGTTCGAATGATGACTCTGCGATTTATGCAGACATCGTGGCCGGTGCAAATGGTGTCGCAGCGTTGGGCATCACGACCGGCTACAAGTTCTTTGCTCTGCCGCAGGGCGGCGCCGATGAATATGTCCGTTCTGCCTGTATTCGGGCGGGGATCATCTGGGTACGAGGCGTGTCAGGCGCAACCAATGCCCACACGATCCCAATCGGCAAGCCGTCCGGCGCGAACATGAGCAACATCCAGAACCCGGGCGGTGGTTGGATTGGTCAAGTTGACGCGATTCAAACAGACGGCTCCCTGGCGCTAACGGCGCTTGACACCTACGTCAACGAAACGATTGCGCAAGGTGCCTGCGGTTGCAACTATCACCACGCACTGGCGACGACAAATCTGGCAGCGCTCGACCGCCTGTGCGGGCTGCTCAGAACGAAGTCGGACGCCCGGCTCGTTGATGTCATCACGTGCGATGAGCTTGCCAAAGAGCTTGGCATATAAATCCCCTGCCGGAACGCTTGCAAGCAAGCTTGTCGCTACGCTCTGTAATATAGGAAACTAAATGGGAACAACAGAAATTATTGGGTGGATAGTTTCTGCCCTGTTAGGACTTGTCATGATGCTTGGTAAACTTCAATATGATGGTATTGTAAAGAGAGCTGATTCTATGCAAGACCAAATTGACATGATTAAAGAAGACTATTTTAAGAAGGAGGATTTCCGTGAGTTTAAGCAAGAGCTTTGGGCTCGGCTAGACAAAATGGAAACCTCCTTTGAGAATAGACTTGACAAGGCTATACGAAGCTACGCCATTAAAGACTTCCCGGACTTGAAATAATATGCCGGGAACCTACTTTAAGAAAGGCTCTTGGAACGGTTTATGTGATGTATGTGGATTTAAATTCAAATTTACAGAGTTGCAAAAACGTTGGGACGGGCTTATCGTCTGCCATAAAGACTTTGAGCAAGACCACCCACAGAAGTACATTCGTGTGCGAGAAAGTGGGTTGTCGGTTCCTGTAATTAGGGACAGGCCAGAAGATGTCTTTGTTGATGTCTGCACCCTGTGGGGAGCCTCTGGCTATGCTGATTTGGCTGAAGCAGATTGTGCTAGAGCAGATGCTTCTACAGTACCCTATCTATTACTTGTGGCGTTAAAGGATGCTTCAGACGTTCCTGATGGAACATTCACTTAAGGAAATAAATGTCTACTTCTGGAAACACTTCTTATGAAGCAACAAGAGATACTCTCATAGCTGCCGCCATGAGAAAGTGTGGTGCACTGTCCAAAGGAGAGTCTCCAGACAGTGAAGACCTCACTAATGGTACAGAAGCACTAAATGGTATTGTTACACGCTTCGCTACGTTGGGTATGCCTCTATGGAAGCGTATAGAGCTTGCTGTCACTCTCGTCTCAGGCACAAAAGATTATACAATATCAAACGTTCTTAAGACACCACAGGTAGTGCTTAAAGATACAAGTGGTGGGAGCCAATATGAACTTATTAATAAGAGCAGGTATGACTACAATCGACTGCCTGTTAATACTACTGGCACCCCTGTCCACTTTACTTTTATTCCTGGTTTGGAAAATGGTACACTTACAGTGTGGCCTACACCAGATACTGGAGCAGCGGCTAACAAGACGCTCTTAGTAACTTACCAGAAGGAATTTGATGGCTTTGTCTCTGCTGGTGACACACCTGATTTTCCTGCTTATTGGACTGATGCAATAAAATATGAGCTGGCTGTAATGCTTGCTCCTGAGTTTGGTGTTCCTCTACAAGATCGCCAAGTCTTAATGAAGGAAGCAGCAGTATATCTAGCACAGGCACAAGGGTATGGCGATGAGGAGTCGTCGATGTACATGCAGCCTGAATTACGAATGAGGTAATCTTTTGGCCTACACGAACACACCACAAAATAGCACGTATAGACGGGAGGAAGTAACATTTGATGCCACTCCCACTTTACGTTCTGCGAGTTCCTCTGTCCGTAGGGATAGTCACATTATCAACTTCTTCTACGACAGAATTTCACAAGAAAATAAAACTCGTGAGGTGATGTTAAAGAAACGCCCCGGTATTCAGGCTACAGCACAAACTCTACAGAAAGCTGTAACCACTGATGCAATCAGGGGCTATTATTACGAAGAGCAGGAAGATATTTACTTCTGGGCTGTAGGCACTAAGGTTTATAAGTATATTCCAAATCCTGCTGGTTCTTACACGGCACTGGTTGCCACGTTGGCAACTAGCTCCGGTGATGTTGGATTTGAGAAGTTTCAGAAGAGTACAGGAGAGGTTTACATCCTGTTTACGGATGGTACAAATCTATGGAGCCAACAGCTTCGTGTCTATCCTGACACCGCTGCGGCTTCTGTAGCAGATGCTGATTTACCAGCAAGTCACATTCCTAGTATTGTTGTTGTAGACGGTTATGTATTCCTTGCAAAAGGAAATGACCTGTACAACTCAGACAACGACACATTCGATTCTTGGACCTCTGGTAATTTCATTACTTGTGAAATGTCCGCAGATGGCATTAGACATATCTTCCAGAACAAGAATTACATTGTTGCAATTGGGTATGATAGCTTAGAGGTGTTTTGGGATGCTGCTAATGTGAGTGGAAGCCCTTTATCACGTAATGACTCTGCATTCAAGTCTGTAGGTTATATTACAGGCTATGCTAAGGCTGGTGATAAGCACTACTTTGTAGGGCAGGAAAAAGGAAAGCTTCAGTCTGTCTTTATGATGGATGGTTTCAAGGTAGATAGAATATCTGATGAAGTGGTTGATCGTACCATACAAAGCCAAATGGCTACAGACTTTGCCACCTCACAGGTGGCCTCTGCCAAAGCCCATGTTGTCTCTGTAGATGGACATACCTTTTACATGCTGTGTTCTACTGGTATTACATGGCTCTACGACATTGACGAGAAAATGTGGTATGAATGGCGCACTAGCTCTAATGCACAACTACTTGTAGAAGCTGTGTGGGGTAAGTTTAATGGTGGGCAATATCTTGCTATCAAGAATGCTAACACGATTGACTTCATGTCTCCTTTAGTGTACCAAGACAAAGCTAGTAATTTTACCTGTTCTTACACTACAGAAGATAATTTATTTGGTAGTAGTAATTGGAAGGTGTGTAACAGAACTATTCTGGTAGCTGACAGACATCTCGCTACAGGAACTTCCAATCTAACACTGCAATGGAGTGATAATGATTGGACAGACAATCCTACAAGTTCACAGACATTAAATGTCTTTGCTAATAGGCCGACAGCTAGACGCTGTGGGCGCTTTATAAACAGAAGCTATAGGATTTTATACTCTGATAATTATCCTCTACGGATGAAGAGTTTGGAGCTTATGCTTAACATCGGGGCTTATTGATGACTAGTAAAACTTGGGTGGCTGGGACAGTCATTGATTCTCCCTGGCTACAAGATGTAAATGATTTAACTTATAACATCGGTGGAACGGGTACAACGCAAGGAGCTAGTCTTGTAGGTGCCGCCGGAGGTGGTACAGTACAAGATGTTATCACCGACCATAAAGGACTATTAAAGTATGGTACTAAGGCTGCTGCAACCGCTGCTCTAACAGCAGCAGCAACTAGTCTTTCTGGTGGTGGTACGGTATACCTTGATGGTGGCACTTGGACTCTTCCCACAGGCTTCTCTACTGCTGTTTGGAGGTTTTCTATTGTAGGTCAAGGAAAAAATGTTTCTGTTTTTTCTTTTGCTCCTGGAGCTACTGCAACTGCTATAAAGTTTGATTCCGGTGGTGGGTCTGGATATAATGAAAATGCAATTAGATATGTAGGTTTTAGTGGTGGTGCTGATACTTCAGCTAAGACAGCTATTGAATATGTTAATGCTGCCAATTGTGAGATACAAGGTGTGGCCATTGCAACTGGCTCATGGTTAGGTGATTCAATTGGTGTTAAAGCTTCTGGTCGCCAGTTGCTGCGGGTGACCGACTGCAAATTCGCATGCGCTCGGCCCATCGTCTACGCACAGAACACGTACTTCACGAGCTTGAACGTCGATCACTTCCTGCTCGAAAACTCCGAGCTTGTCGGCACCAGTGTGACGCGCCCCTGCATCGAATTCAGCGATGGGTGCGCCTTCTCGAACATGACCATTAGAAATGTTGCCATCGTTCAAGGGCAAGACGGCATCCTGTGGAATGACACCAGCAGCACTGCGGCGAGCTTTGCTCTGTCAATCCAGAATGTCCGCATTGAGCAAGGTCTAGACACGTCGGCATGGGGTATTCGCCTTGAGTCGACGGCGCAGGTACTACAGACCCTGACGCTTGACAATGTGCATTTCGACAGCACACGCAACGGGCTGAAGCTGCGCAACGCTCAGAGCGTGACGCTGCGTAATTGCAACTTCACGATGCCGAACACGAAGACTGCCATCGACATGACGTTTGTCGCTGGCTCGCGGCTGATTATCGAGAATTGCAAGTTCGGTGTAAACAAAGTACTTACGCTGACCAATGCTAGACTTGTCAGAACTGAGAAGAATACTAGTGGGCTATTGTCCGCAGAGTATATTTTTGATGCTGGCGCGGCTGCGTCAATGACACTTTTTGGAACTCCCATCGGTGGCCCAGATATTAGCATTACTACAGCAGGAACAGCGGTTATTAACGACCAAAACTTTTCTGGGTTTGTATTTATAGTACATAGTGGTAGAGTGTCTGCTATATTTGCTTGTACTGGAACAAGCTTGACAACCATTGAAGTTGCTGATCCAAATGCTAGGTATAGTATTACTAGTGGTACAGCAAATAGTAATAATTTATACTATAGTGGTAATAACTTGACGTTGGAAAATCGTGACCCTGCGGCAGCGACTTTAACTTATAATGTTATTTTTATTGGGCGTAGCACGGCATAATAATGGCAGACATACTTCCTCCGTTTCCAGTAGATTCTGAGGCAAACTCTTACACTAGAATTGACTGGTATCTAAAACTAAGAACCCTGCTAAACTCTGTTAATAGTGTGGCTTGGGCAGTGATTGATAAAGCTGGTAGCAACTTAACTGACATTCAAACCCGCAATCACAATGATTTGCAGAATGTACAGGGAGGTGTTTCTGGCGAGCGTAATCACTTATCTAACGCACAGCTAGCAGAGGCTACAGCAGCACGATCTACTCGTGGGGTTGATACAACAGACTACCTAATAACTACAAGCGGGCTCGTATTACAGAGCCCCAATTTACATTATTGGGTAGCTACGATAAGCAACGCTGGCGTCGTCACATGGACTGATGTTGGCTTAACTAAGCCATAAGGAGAATATATGGGTGATGGAGATTCAGGGACCGTAGGTGATCCCTCAGACAGCCCTGTAGGACCTGTTGGTACAACATCCACAGGTGATGTTGGAGATGTTTCGGGTAATATAGGAAATACAGCTTCTTTAGACGGTGTAACTATTACAGGCACGCCTAGTTTGGGCATAGCAGATGGCGAAATTGGTTTAGAAGGTCTTTTCTCCACTGATTTAGCAGATACTAATTCAAATACAGAGACAGGCACGTTCTCTACTATGGAGAATATTCTTAATATTATTAAGGGTAATCCTGTAGCAATGGCTACATTAGCTGCTCTTACACAGAGTAATCCTGTCTTAAGTGGTATTGTTGGAATAGCTAATATTGCTGCTAACATGAATAGTAACCCTATAGGATCAATTATGGGGAATTTAGGTAGCACATTAGGGAATGCTATAGCTGGACCAATAGGTGGAGTTATTGGCGGTTCAGCGGGTGGGTCTATTGGTACACCTTCTGGTGTAGGAGTTACTGGTGTAGGCTCTGATCCTTCAGCATCAGCAGGAGAAAATATGACAGATTACATGAAACTGCTGCCTGGTTTGGGTAGCTTATATTTACAAAATAAATCAGCCAATCAATTTAGTGGCATGGCTAGCAATTTGGCTTCTCTATATGGGCAAGATAGCCCTTATTCTCAGATGCTTAGACAACAACTTACCAGACAGGATGCTGCCGGAGGTCGCCGTTCTCAATATGGTACTAGAGAAGTAGAACTACAGGCTAAGCTTGCCCAACTAAATTCACAAAACGCGCCACAAATTGCACAGTTTCAAAATGCTGCTTTACAACGTAGGGCACAACAATTAATGCAGCTTAGTGCCATGTATCGTAGTCCAGAAGGGCAGAAGATAGGTGGTGCTATGGGTAGTGGTTTGCAAAATATGTATTATGATGCCATGAACTCATACAATGCTCCAGACTATAATTCTATGCCAACATATGAACCACCAGCATGGGATCCTTATACTGAAACTCCTTATCTCGGAGGTTAAATGCCATACATAGCACCTCCTGATTTAAGAAGTATTTATGGGGACTTATCTACAATTCCTGCTGATTTTGCTTATGACCAAGCAGTGCAGTCTAGACAAGCAAATGCCTTAAACATGGAAGTAGAGCGGCAGAAGCTTGCTGAAGACAC